GGCAGCTTATCATACTCTTGTTCTTTCCATTCGCGCAACCACTCCAATATTTCTGGATGCTGGCGCACAACATAGGCAAGAGCTTTAGTGACTGCCGGATCGGGATGCTTCACGCTGCCATCCCTGTAGACCTATTCATTACTGTGTTCCCTTCCATCCCACCTTTAGGTGCACCGTCTGGTTGGAGTGGCACACCGCCTTGTGGCGGTTGGGTAGCTTGTGCTTGCGAAGTTGCCGCTGATCGTGTTTGGTAAGCCGCCTTCTCTCGTGATGGAATAATCTCATCGACTGGCATCTGCAAGCCTTTAGCTATCTCACGCAATAGCGCAGCACGACCGTCTTTACCTATGATCTCAATATCGATTGGGTTAGCTGTCGCATTTAAGAACTCAATGCGACGTACATTAACTGTTTCCTTAACTGCCAAGTTGACTGCACCCTTAGCAATAACTTGAACGTCACCTTTAATTGTCTCATCTTCGTCGTACCGCATGTTGTACACGAACTGACGCTGCACAATCGGCTTGATGATATCAGAATCGATGTAACCCACGACCTGACGGATGCCCTTACCTGCAGCACCCATGAGCATGGACAAGCCAGACGACGTACGACCTGCACCTTGCACGTTCATATCACCATACAGGTACGCAGGTATGCCAGAGTGGTCGTCGGCAAGACGTGAGAACTTATCGTACACAGTCATCAACGTGTTAGCGTTATCGTTAGGCTGGTTAAACCGTACAGCTGGCGCACTTGACCCGACAGGATCGTTAGTAACCTGCCAGATTTTCCAAGGGTGTATCTGTGTGATGTCTTCGTTGGGTGGAATGCGGTCTAAGTTGACCTCAACCTGTGGGCCAGATGCGATGCCCATGTTATTCACAAGCGCACGAGCTGCAGCATTACAAACACTCTGCACATCTTCTATGATTTCGGGTATTCCTTTGCCCCAAAATGCCCCCGGACACTTGATAAATGACGTTTTTGCGTACGGTTTTTGCCCTAATGGGTCATAATTTAGGACAGCTTTAATAACATAACTGCCCACTAACCAGACGTTTGCATCGTATTCTTTGGCCAAATCTGGCACATCTTCTGCATCCATACCCCACTCAACTAGCATTTTTCCTGATATTTTGCCCCAAAACTCTAGGGCATCAAACGTTTCGGTGGGCTTCATGTACGAATAGTATTTGCGTTCTTCTTCCTGCTTGACTAACTCTACATCTTCGTTAATCCAAGACTGACCATTACCTATATCTAGTATCTTACGAACGGCATCTTCATCATATCCGGGTACGCCGATGAGGTCCGATAGTTCCATTCGGGAGAGTGGATGGTGTTGAAAGAGATATCCTTCATCGATTGTAGATATGCCCGGTTCAGGGTAAACCCTAAATGGGTCCACTCGCTCAAACTCTGGAGCCAAACGCTCGATAGGCTCAACCACTGTTCTTCCTGACTCATCTGTAGTCCACCCTAAAGCGCGTTGTCTACGTACGACAGGACCCTTAACAAATGCACAAGGGTACGTAACTAAGTCAGTGACAAAATCATTGAACGCAGTCTCCCATCCGCCTTGTGCGAACTGATCTGCAATCTTTAACTTCATTTTATCTGTGCGATTCTGTGCATCTTGCAGTATCTTGAACCGATAGTCCTGTCCAACAATCTCTTTAAGCTCTGCAATGTCAGCAGGAGACGGCGCTTGGCCATTGCTTTGCAACATATCTAGTACTTTGTTTGCAAATGCATCCTGTAACTCTTGCGTCTGCGTGGGAGACAGATCAGGTATGGGAGTAGGGACAATGTCCCAAGGCGGTTCACCCGAGTCAAGTAAGATATCGCGCATCCAACTCTCGGCAGCACGGCACTTGACCTCAGTGATCATCATGTAGATCTCAGACCCACCTTGGTTACGGATCTGTTGAACCTTATCTGCTTCGTACTCGCCGTTGCGCTGACGCAAGGCTCTAAGCATCTTGTACTCAATTGGCTTCTTGGATTGCTGTGCCGCATCCCAACACTCGCGCAGGTATGCGCTTAGCCCTAAGATGTAAGCCTCGTTCTGGCGTTCCTGCAGGGCGCGGTCTTTCTCAGCATCTTCTTGACGCTTAAGATCTTCATTGTTTACTACTCTAAGAAAGCTTAGACCGGCTGCCATTTAGGAATCCATTTCCGGTTTCTTGTTGGTTTTCATCTCACGAATCTCCATCATTTGTTTAATGGTGATAGTGGGAGGTACGTACTTGTAATCTTCCATAGGTGCTGGCTTTCCAGCCATACCAGTCGTATCCATCTTGGGATTATCCGAGATGATCTCATAGGGTTTACTAGCCTTAGATGTTTTCATACTACCCCCTTATGCGCCAATTATATACGAGTTCCCATAAAAAAGAACCCCCAGAGTAAAAACTCAATGGGGGCTAAGGGAGATACTTCAACAGCGAGGGATACTACTTAAGGAGACATAGTTAGTATATCACGTCCAGCCTGCTGCGGATACTTTCTTTATTTCTCGTACTTGCCGCTGCATCGCCCCGTCTCCTGCGTTGCCTATATGCAACATAAGATACTGCAACGCCTCTGCTACGTGGCTGTGTTTGTTCTTGTCGATGTCCCCATCCCCTTTGGGTTTGTACCGATACCCACCCATCATCGCCGCCTTGAGCTGCGTACAACCGGGGTCTAGTAAGAACGCAGGGTCGCCATCTACTTGCCGCATGAGGTACTCATCGACTGAGTTAATACGTGCCGATATGCTGTTGGTCTTAGCTGGTATAACTTTAAACCCTTCAGCCTTGATGATGTCCACCACACTGCGCTCGTCTGTCTGCGCTCGCTGCACACCCGCTGGGTCAACCACAATCAGCACAGGCGCACCACTGAACTTCTCAAAGAGCAAAGGCTTGAGCATCGTACGTATGAACCGTTGCGCCCCCATATCAAACGACACACACTCACTCAGGACAAGCGCTCGCCCTCGTGGATCTTGTTGTCCGATGACGGCAGCGGGTGTGAGTCCCAAGTCCATGCCAACGACCACAGGACGCATACCGTTGTTAATGTATCGCAGAGTGCTTCGCGCCATGTGGTAGTCGGGTCTGAAGTATTTGTAGACTGGCATACCGGCTGACGAGAGTCCGTACTCGCCGTCGATGTAAACCCTAATATATTCTTCTGATCGACCTTGGGTGTCATAGTATCCGTCCGGTAAGTTCTCAATGTTCTCAGCGTATGGACTGCGCCCTGATGGTTGCTTAAATACATCCCACCCGTTGTCGTTAGGTGACACGCCATCTGCAGGGTCAATCCCCTCCATTTGATAGTACCACCATGTATCCATAGTAGGCGGGTTAGTGTCTGCCCACATGCCGTGCCAAGTCGGACCACCATCTTTAGATGACGGATAACGCCCCACACGTTTAGACATTGCATCCACAATATCCGGGTGAATATCCCTGCACTCGTTAAACCATGCGAATGTAAGTTCTAGGGAGTTAAGGTTAGCCACGTCATCGGAGTCATCCAACGCTCGGAACATAATCTCACACTCAACGTCACCGACCTTGAAGAAGTAAGTCTTTGTGGTTTTCATGTACCGACCACACACTCCATCAGGGAACCAGTCTAGAAATGTTTTGATAGTCGTATCGCTTAGCTGTCTCACTGTCTCACGAACTACTGCTGCACGTGACTTGCGTATGCCATTGGCGTTAGGCTTTTGCTGTGACGCACGGCGTATTATTTCAAAGGAACATGTTACCGATTTGCCACTGTTATGGTGGATAGTCCCATCAGCGGTAACGTAGTTATTGGTATCTAAAACTTGCAAATCCCAATACGAACTCTTGACAGTTTGCCTATCTATACTTACAATGGTCCTGTCGGATACGGAGGATATGTTAGATGAACGAAAACACACAGAAGATAATTGAGCTTTCAGATGGTCAGCGCTCATCTTCGCAGATTGCCCAGACAGTTGGCTTGTCCCCACGCTACGTGCGTAAGGTAATGCTTCGCTTAGACCTACCGAGGATAGGAGAAGGTGCACAGCCCGGCGAGAATAACCACCAATACAAGTCTGGGCGACGCGTAGACCATGACGGATACGTTCTTGTAACCGCCCCATCAAACCACCCGTACGCTCGACAGAGGCCAAATAGTCAGACGAAACTGATCTATGAGCACCGATTAGTCTTAGAGCAATATCTTGGTCGATACCTTCTTGCGTCAGAAACTGTAGACCACGTAGACGGGCTGACTCTGCATAACTCGCCAATGAACCTACGGCTGTTTGCCTCGAACGCAGATCATCTATCTGCGACTCTTTCAGGTATTGCACCAAAGATTTCAGAGGCTGGTCGCCGCAATACTGGGATAAGGACTGACCTTGGGCAAGCGATTGTACGCGTTGATATGCACGATGCCCGTCGTAGACGAGGTGATGTTCGTTTGCGGCAAATACTCCTTGCTGCGTTGCAACTCGGTATAGATAGTCCGTACCTTTTGGGAACGAGCCACCACACCAAGAAAGCTGGAATTGACCTGTCCTCTCGTTCCAAGATAGAACGCGCATTGGCCGATCTATACTCCAGATGGGAACAAGCCCATACTCCGTAGCGATAAGTGTATCCGGAGCCAAGCACCCCACAGGCCCCATGAGCGTACGCATCTTGGCGTTGCTCTCCATGAACTTCGCACCAGTGGGTGGTGGCGTGTAGTTAATATCATTGGCCATTGGGTTCTACCAACATGATTATGAACTGCCTCCCAAGTTTTTTGGACTTGTGTATCTTGATTGTGAACGACACCCCTGCCTGTTTTAAGGCAAGCTGTAAGTTGTTGCACTGCATAGCTGTTGGTAGCTTGGCGGCTCGAAGGCCATTGTACTCACTATCAAACTGATTCTCGATACTCAATGGCAGTGACATCATCTTCCTCTTGTTGGATTAGGTCTGCTTCGATTGTACGCGCATCACCTGTTGTGTTGCCCAAGTTGATCGTTATCTTAACTCCACCACCACCGACTTCTGCTATATCTGTCCTAGGTTCTAGGCCAGCCCACTTGACTGTGGACTTAATCAAGTCTGCCTTTACAGCAGCTGATACGCTAGGATCGTGGATTAACAACCAAGATGTTGTCAGGAGTTCTTCGGCTTGGGCACGGGCTTTGAGTTTAAACGTCATGCCCTTATCGCGTATCTCACCACGATAATGCTCTACCTTCTTTAGGAATATTGGGTCTGCGTTAAACGCAATGATGCTATCAGCCTTGATGCTGTGCCTAGCCATGACTTCCTGTAGCGATTCTCCACTGCCCTCCAGAGTTAGGGCAACATCAAATGCTAGTCGGTCTGACCACTTCGTAAGATTTAAAGGGCGAGTATCCATGCTGCGAGGATAGAGTAAGTTGTCTGGTGTGTCAACAGGTATGCGGGTAGGCTAAGGATTATTTAGTATGCTAACTTTACACGTTGGAATTTTTATCATAGTTTA